TTACCGTTCTGATCACCAGAAGGCATTAAGGTACCATCATCAAGAGCTGTAGTGTCTGTAAAGTTAGTTACTTCAACGATACCCCTAGATATCTCTTGTAACATTTGAGTACCGTCTTCAGAGGCCTCTACTTCACCTCTATACATATTAGTATCCCCTTGGTACTTATCAATCCAAGGATGGGTGATAGGCTTGCCTGTCAGTTTCTTGCTAGCACGATTAACAGCATTGCCCAGTCCTTGAGTCCTAGCTGTTTGGCTAAAATCCTTTATATCATCTAATAATGCATCAAAGAGATTCATTATGCTGTGACCCAACTACGTGCTTTTGGTTTATGCTTATACCAATCACCGCTCTTATTCTTTTGTAATGACTTTGGTGGATGCGCATACTTACAAGAATAAGCAAGAGCATCAATAGTATCGTCATGACCCATTCTAGGACCAAATGTAATTATTTCTTGGTGCAAATCGTAATGATCCTTTTTAATTTTAACTGAACCCACTGCAAACCTTTGCGCAAGGATTTCTTGAATCCTGTCACGCTTAGACATTCTATTGCCTGGCTTCTCTGCCGTATATTTAACAGTGAAGTCATTACGCCTTCGCATTTCTGCATTAATAGCTTGAAAAACTGGCTTCGACATAGTAGTGTCTTCAATGCAAAAGAGGTTTGGGCTATATATTTTGTTATAGTCGAATATGTAATCAACAATGCCTTTCTTGTCGTCGCCGGGAATCCCGAGAACAGGCAAAGACCGCTTACGGAGATAATCAAGTACATAACAGTTGTTATGAGCATCGACGCCCAAAGCGAGTAGCACACTAAAGTCACTGTCCCTACGAGTACTATCTGTAGCAGGATCAACCCCCACGAACACGTTAATGGGAAGCTCATCACCTTTATCCGTTCTAATATACGAAATCCCCGTGTCTTCATCCCTATAAAAAGTTCCTTCCCAATTCTTAATATGATTTCTATTAAAGATTGAATCTGCTTCATTCTGAACCTCCATCATATACTCTTGATAAAACTTTTGCGGTACTCCATTGTCCGCGTAAAATTTCTTCTTTCTCTCCATCTCCTTGTGGCCAAACCATGAAGGCCATAAAGGTGAACCATCCGGCATTAATGCCTTGTGCGTTATTACATCCCATGAGAAATGCTTCCCTTGAGCTTGCGCTTTACCATACCCATTAAGGATGTTGGTAATAAAAGCATCGAAATGAACAGGCGTACCATTGATACGCAACCTACCAGTACTAGGCTCAAGAGCAGGAAACACAACAGCAGTAACAAGGTTTGCAATCTTTGAGCGTGCCTCAGGAGTCCCTGTGTTGTTTTCATCTTCAAAGTCATCAAGAACAATGAGGTCATAACGCTTATGTAGCTTAGCACCGCCCCGTATCCCCGAAAGGTTAGATTTACTAATGAGTTTACAACCGTTTTTAAGCTCGATATCATCTTCTGTCCATTTTCTCCCTTTAACATCGCCGAAATAATACGACACTCTTTCATTGTATTCCAAATGATATTTTACATAATCTAAATTTGGTACTGAAATCTTACTACTAGCAGCCACCCATCCATAGAATAATGGTTCATTAGCAAACAAAAAATCATGTACAAGACTGCATTTAGTTAATACCGTCTTACCATGACCACGTGGCAATACAACAGCTAATTGCTTAATCGACCAGTCATTCAGCTTATCAGCTACAGAAAAATGGAAGAAGGGTGTTTCTGAACGCATAAAATCATCAGGAAGAAATAACTTGCCAAATGCAATAAGGTCATTCTTAGCAAGAAGTAATTGCTCTTCCATCTTAGAAACATTATGTAAATTTATATTACTCAGTTGCGCTCCATTTATCTAACGGGCAAGAAGCCTTTTTAAATTTTGTCTTAGCTATCATATAGCATCCACACTCCTTGCAGGTATTATTAGCCCGTAGACTATCACAATCCTTACATATATCAAATCTTTTACTAGATACTTCCTTTTCAACCATTCCGCCTATCATAACAGATAAACCCTTTAAATCCATTATATTTGTGCCGCGATCATTCTACGCAACCCTTTTAATGCACTCTCTTTCATAAGAGATGTATCCCTATTGTATATATCATGCCATACATTAGCAGCCCCTGGAACAGAGTCTTTATCTCTTAATACTTCGTGGAAGCCGGGATTAGGGTCATGTAATTTTACAAAATTAGGAAATTCCATACTAGCATAACTATCATTAGCTTCAGCCTTAGCTGTTTGAGCTTGTTGAAAGTATTTAAACATAGCAAGGTCATACGCCTCTTTTGTATTTGCTGGCAATGTATTATATTTAGAATCACCTGAGAGTCCTTCTAGTTCAAATATAGGGAGTTCGTCTTCAATAAATTTATTCATTATGACATCTTCAAATTGACGAACTTCTTTTTCATTACTCATTTCAACTCCTTAGGCCTTTGAGCCTCATCTAGTATATTATCACTAAAACCTTTAAATGCGCCTACGGCTAATGTTGTTGTACTGGTTCTAGTCTTATCTTCCATATCCATAATATCAGCCAGCTTAAAAAGAGCCTTTAAGCGAGTATCATCTTTTTCAGATGAGAGAATAACCTCCTTGATGTTATTAAGAATAAACTTCTCGTCTATATCTAACTCTTCCAAAACTGGCTTTAATTCTTCTTTCATAGCTGTCCTTATTCTGCTAGTTTTCACTAGCTGTGCTGATTTAAATTTAGCATACCCAGGGTCATTAGTTGGATACGCCTTCATATAAGCATCCTGAGGGTTAAATCCTGATGCTAAATATACAACAAAGATCTGCTCTAGCTTAGACAGATTCTCCCTCTGTATTAATACATCATCTGCAAGCTTTCCACCTCCAAATGAATAAATATTTAATCTACGAGAAGTATCCATCCTAGAACTACCATAAGCGGGGAATGTCCCGGTACATGTTCCAACATAAGCAACTTCTCGACTTTTCCCCTTTTGACGCTTCATAATGCCTTGACGCAAAACTTCCAAGACACAATCATCATCAGCTTTAACCCAGTCCCCGACCTTGCCTTCTTTCCAGTTCGACCGAACAATCAGCCCTTCTGGAAGGATGTCGTCTGAATCAAATACTTTATGCTCTATCCCGTTAACACGGTAAATTCTCAAATTAACACTTCCATTTTCTTCTGGCCTTGCAAATCCTTTTATCTGGATCTTTACTGCAATCTATATTGTGATCATTCATCTGACCTTTAGATCTTGCGCAATAAGAGTTTTTACGTTTTCCACCTCCAGGCTGAGGTGCCTTTAGGTCTGATCCAGGATTTTCTCTTTCGTAAGACTTTCTTCCTTTTTCGTTTAGACCTCCAGAAGGGCTTTTGCCCTCTTTCCGTTGCCATGCAGCTGTTTTTGCCATAAGTTATTTTCCTTCCTTGTATCTGGTCTTAGGTATTCTATATTCTATACTACCAGTTTCTTCGCCAAAGACTTGATCTCCATTAGGCAATTTATGCTTCTCATCCACCGGATGACGCTCACCTGTATGTGGTCATGTATGGTACTTAGGCATTAATATCCCATTTTTCCCATTTTCTTAGATGGGTTCATTTTTTTAGATTTATTAGGATTCGTTTTATAATCTACACAATCCTTGTATGCTTTACTTCCTGCTGGGAATTTACTTCCACATTCTTTAGGGCTAGGCATTTGCTATCTCCTTTTCTATTGTTTTCTTTTTTGACTTGGTTTTTTTAGGCTCAGAGCCTTTCTGTTCCATTTTTGCTAAAAAGCCATAAAGCTCTGAAAATGCTTCGCGTTGTTTTGCAAGCTCCTCAAAAACTTCCTCTCTAAGCTTCTTAATCTCTTCGTTTAAACTATGACCATCTAAACTAGGCATTCTCTTCCTCCAATTGTAGTTCTTTAAGTTCTTCAACCTGAGCATTAATTTGCGCAAGGCTGTCTTCCATTGTGTATATCCTGTATGTCAACTCCTCAATAGATCTAGTAAGATTACCTACTAGTTGTTCTACCTCATATTGATCCATCTTATATCCTTTTGTTTACTATTTTTTTTTGGGCTTATCAGGGTAATAAGGACTATTTTTATCTTGTCTTAAGAAAGAGCTGATTATTTTTTGCACATCACTAAATCCAGCTGCCTCCTCCTCTTTTCGGTAACCCTTATGCCACTGTTCTGTGTCCCACTTTTGTCTTTGTCCTTCAGATAGTCCTGCGCGATATTCTTCATTACGTTTACCTAGCTTACACCTTTTCCAGTCATCTGAGCCCTCTTCAAAATTATCACTACAATCATTAGATGTTTTATTCAATGGTGAGTCATATTCATATTTATTCATCCTTAATCTCCTTTTGTTTGCCTGTTTATTTCAATTTCTTTAGCGAATGCTCATTCGCGTTAAGAAGAAATTATTAAACTCCTCAGAGTTTACTATGTTTCTCCAAAGATGTACCCATCAGCAAGTAGCTCCAGGGTCTCTTCATCCCAGTACTCTGATACATCAACATCACCATAATGGAAGGTAGTATGCTCTATAAGTATCTCTTCCGTAAGATACTCTATCTCTTCCGTCTCCTCATTGTACTCAATAGTCAAAACGTAAGTCTTCATAAACACCTCCTATTTATACCATATATATTATATACTTTCTATGAATTATGCAATAAGTTTTTTTATCCTTGTAACTACCTGTAAAACCAGGGACTTAATGCTTATTGTTACCTTTCTACACACTCTTCTAAAAAATCGGATGAGTAATCCCACCCTGCTCCTTTGGTCGCAGGGCAATAATGCATGTGATCCACTGAACAATAAGGGGGACAATTGTACGTAATTTGTTTGTCTAGGCGCTTCATCCCCATAGCCAGTAGAGATGCTAGTAAAATTATAATTATATCCTCCCATGTCATAAGGGCCCCCTTGTTCTATGAGAAATTTAAAACACTTTAGTTAACTTTCAAAGAGGTTTCAAAAATAATAGGATTTGTATGTGTGGGTAAAACTTGTCACCCATCCGGGTGAGAAAGAGTATTTACTTTCTTGATTACGTTAAAAACCAACTAAAAAGGAGGTTCTATGGAACCAGGTGATGTATGTACGATAGAGTGGGACATTGATGGAATGCTATGGGAAGTTGACATAGTAATGCTAGATGAGCAGAAGGTGAAGAATGGAGTTAAGCGTGTGAAGTTTGCAAGAGTTGATGATGCAACTAAGACGTACAACTTCACCAAGAAGCAGCTCAATTCCTTGCTTGCTACTGAGTGGGAAGCATTTGAGGGGGAAGCATTCTAACGAATGCTTTTCTTGCGCTGGAATATCGGGGGTGTGTATACCATTGCGTGTGCACACTCACGTATCATATTATAATAAACTTATACCAATCAGGAGAATCAAATGCAAGTATATCAAGTGTATGTAACAGAGTTAGATAACCGTCGTTCAGTTCAAGCAACTTACTCTACTCATGAGCAAGCTGTTCAACACTTTGACTTGTTGAATCATCGTATGGATGATGTGAATGATACAGCTAGAATAACTATTGAAACTATCGATGTATTGGATGATTGTATTATCCCTCATGATTATCCTACATGTGAGTTGTACATGTGTCGTGTCTGTGAAGATATAGAACATGACTTACGTGAAGAAAGATTAGCTGAGATGGAAGGAGAGCTCTAATGGACAGTCAAGACCAAGCAACTTATGATCTATTTGTTAAACGACTAATGATATCTGTTAGTCTATATATTTATCTCTGTGTAGGACTATATTGGTTTTACCCAGAAGCATTAAACATGTTGTTCTGGCCATTCCACTATGGATGGTTAGCACACTAAATTGAGAGAGTGAGTAAGTAGTAATCTGGCGACAACGTGATAACTAATAACTCTAGGCTCATAACCTACGCTCTCTCAAACGTATTAATTGACTGATGATACCAGGGTCATTCCTGGCCATTGTAAAACATATCCCTTTGAGTAACAACACCAGATAAGATCTTTGGGACAGTTTTGAATGCGGTAGAACAGATGAAAGGGACGATCCTGATTAGTCTG